AAACAGTAAGCGCATATAGCAGCATATATCTGTATTCGAACAGCATTCTCTGTAGTTCCCCAAAATCTTTTGATTTTAAGGTGCTGCTTGAGCCATTTGAAAAACAGCTCTACCTGCCAGCGATTTTTATAAAGTTCAGCAACTTGAAGCGCAGATATATGCATCGCATTGGTTATGAATGTAAATTCTCGTTCTTGTTCTTCATCCCAATATTTAACCAATCTAAGTGGCTCTGGATAATATTGTTTAGGATAGAATCCTGTCAGAAATACACTTGCGTCTGAAAGCACATTCTTAGGCAGCCTACGTTTCCATTGGATGGATTTGTACCCGAGATTCTTTTTTGCTCTGACAACAAAGTAGGCTTCAATTTGATGAATTTTATACAGTATTTTGAAGTTGTTATAACCGCGGTCAAAGATGTAATAAGAGCTTGGTTCATAAGGAATTTCAATCATAACTTTAGAATCGTGTACGGATGCTTCCGTGATATGAAAGAATGCAGGAATCTGTGTTTCCACATCATATAATGTATGCACTTTGATACCACCTTTCTTTTTGCGGAATTTTGCCCACCAAAAGACTGAAAGGCACAGGTCAATAGTAGTCGAATCGAAAGCATAAACGTTACCGCCAAGTTTGAAAATATGATTAGCACACTTTTGTCGTGCTTCGCTAACCAGGTAGTAAGCATATTCTTCAAAGATGTGATAGTCTCTATCTTGATTTGCTCTTGCCAGCGATGACTTTGATACATTTTTACCCATTCCTAAATGATAACATTTGGAATGATGAGCTTCAAGAGCAACTATCAAATCTCGCAGACTTTCACGATTAGAAAGTTGACCAAACATCAAAGCAAGTAGTTGATTCCAGCAGGTGAAGTGCTTCACATATTTATCACCATCATACTTGGTGACTATGCGGTTAAACTTACTTCGATTCAGAAATGAAGCCAATTGAGCGAAAACGTATTTGTCTTGGAACATATGCCATCGGATTAATCTGATGCAAAGCTACAAATTCAAGTCCGTTCGCTCGGAAAATCGCTGTAACTAACTAAATTTCAAATATTTCAAAGAACTCTTTTAGATTTTAATGGGACAACAATGTTTGTAAAAGGTAAAACAATATGCGTTTTTCAGATACAGAGAACAATATGACCTTTTGCATAGGTGTGTGTTGGTTAGGAACTCCAAATATGGAGTCGTTGCAGAAAATAATGATGAACTTGAATATTATTGATAAGGATGGAAACAATGGAAGCTAATGAACTGATGCGATATGCCTATGAATTACTGCAAGGGCATTCGAATGAAGAATGTGCCCGAATATTAAGAGAAGTGGTGGCCGAGTGTCAGGTGTGTATAAAGAACTGTGAAGAAGGTGTTTTCGAAAATATGCTAAAGTAATAACAACAAGAATATGGAAATTACTCATAAAAATCAAGGAGAACTTGACTCAACCATGCTCCCATTCGTGATGAGAGAGCTGGTAGAACTGGTCATGAAGAAAAAGGCATTGCCTTTAGGCGATGCACTGTATTATATATATTCTTCCAAGTTGTATAAATCTTTGCTGGATAAGAGTACCAAGTTATGGTATTCAAGTACATTGTCGCTTTATGAAACATTGGAGAAGGAAAAAACAGAAGAAAAACGACGGTATAACGGTGACACGAAGATCCTGCTTTTCAAGATGTTCTGCATTGAGAATTATAGGGAGGAAAAGAAACAAAGTGCGGAAGAAACCTTGTTGTTGTTTTCGGACTATGGGGTTTTTGATTTTTTGGATGAGACTTTTGAAATGCTTCATACCCAAGACCCCGAATATATATTAGATACTATAACGACTTATATCAATAAAAGAAAATGAGACTATTTCATGGATCTACAGTTACCGTGAAACGCCCTAATATACAGAAAGGACGGAAGGCTACGGACTTTGGGAAGGGATTTTATACGACAACCAACTTTGAACAAGCAAAAAAATGGGCTTTGTTGAAGAAGAACAGGGAACAGAGCGAAAAAGCAATCGTCTCTGTTTATGAAGTTCCCGATGATATTCTTGATAGGGAATATCCGGTTCTTCGGTTTATGGGTGCAACAAAAGAATGGCTGGAGTTTGTTGTCAACAACCGCAGAGGAAGAGAAAACGGTGACTATGACCTAATAATGGGGCCTGTCGCAAATGACCAGTTATATGCGACAATTCGGCTTTATGAACAGAGAGTTGTTACGGCTGAAGCCGCTATTGAGATGCTGAAAGCGCATAAGTTGTTCAATCAGCTTTCATTTCATACGGTAACAGTCGCTTTGTTGTTGAAGTTTGTTGAATCAATTGAAGTGGGGTAAAGAATATGTGAAGTGAAAATAGGGGGAAGTTTATCCCCCAATGGTAAGGTTGTTTTTTGCGTCCACTTAGTTTTTTCCCACCCACCCTTTCAGCGGAGTGACTGCCCGGCAGTCTGTTGCTTACCCATATGTCCTAGCCTTTTAGGGCTGTAGATAGGTAGTTGGATATTTCGCTGCCAAATCGGCAGTCCGCTTCAATCGTTTGCTTGCTTTTCTCCGAGTGGAGCCTTTCTGCTTTTCCGGTGGTGTAATCTTCTTTTATTGGAAACAGGTGTAGTGGCTGTATGCCTGTGTGGTTATGTTCTCCCGCAGAATCCGCAAGTCAGTTCTTCCGTTGCAGCTTTTCATTTTATCGTGCAGTCACTTTTTTCGATACGTGGAATATGATGGTTCTCTGGCTACGGTACTTCTCTATGATTTGAAGAGGAATATCCAGCAGACGCACAGAGGAAAGCGTATCGGTCTTTTGGCGGTGGATATGAATCCACCAAGTGCCGTCGTCTGCCTGCGTAATATCATTTAGTGACAACTTCTTCAAATCCGCATATGCCAGTCCGGTAAAAGTCGAAAAGATGAACATATCCCTCACGAATTGTAATTGCGGCTTCTCTACGGGAGTAGTCATCAATGTCTTGAGGTCCTCCAGCTTCATGTGGCGGCTTCTTCTTTTGGGGAGTTCGGGGTGCAGACGGCAGTATGGGTCCCGTCTCAACGTGCCCTGGCTGACAGCCCGCACCGTGAGTTTCTTCAAGCGGTACAGATGCTCATGCACGCTTTTGGGCTTCAGGTTGCGGTCGGTGCGCAGGAAAACTTCAAAATCGTCATAGAACACCCTGTCAAGACTTCGCAACGTGACATCTTCCATACCCTTCTTTTCCCGGACAAATGCGGAAAGATGTTTGTATGAACGCTGATAGGACTCGTATGTCTCCCGTATGCGGTCTATCCCGACACGTTTCTTGAATTCCTCATTATGTTCCCTGAAGAGAGCCAGCAGGGTAAGCGGTTTCTGTCCGATACCTTTGACTGCATTCTTGACCAGTTCTGCCGTGATGAAACCCAGGCTGTTCTTTATCCGATCATAATGTCCGGCTATCTCGCTTGTCAGGTCATCTATGGCGCGGTTCACAGTAACGGCATTCTCGCTTCGTCCATCTGCACGCCCTTTCTCCGGATTCCAGATAGCCGGATTGACAGATACTTTGGTACCTATCTGAGCCCATTCGGCATCGATGCTCACCTTGCACAACAACTGGCACATCCCGTCCTTGCGTATTTTTGTACGGTTGATGTAAAACAGCACGGCAAATGTGCTGCGGCGTTTGGTATTCTGTTTCTCAATATTCTGTTCCATATACTTTCCATTTAAGGGTTTATTAAATGACGACAGAAAAGCGTTCTGAAATTTTCCGATTCAGTGCCTTTGTATCGGCATCTATCTTGTCATCGGTTACTTTCGCATAAATCTGGGTGGTTTCTATCTGGCTGTGTCCGAGCATTTTGCTGACTGTTTCAAGGGGTACGCCATGGGAAAGGGTTATTTCCGTAGCGTATGTATGACGCGCGTGATGAAAGACCAACGGACGGTTTATGTGGCAGATTTGCGCAATCTCTTTCAAATAATGGTTCAGCATGGAATTGCAGTACATCGGCAGCAACTTGTCATCGGGAGCAGTGTCGCTGTACTTCTTCAGAATCTGTAGCGGCAAATCAAGCAGCGGAATCTCAAATTCTATTTTGGTTTTCTGTCTGGCACTTTTTATCCACCATGTCCCATCTTCTGCTGAACATAGGTTGCTTTTAGTCAGCAGACACATGTCTCTATATGAAATCCCGGTAAAACAGGAAAACAAAAACATATCACGGACATGGTATAATGTCTGTCTGTGAAGCGGAGTGATCATGATTCTATGTAACTCTTCTGCCGTGAGATATTTCTGTACGGCTTGAGCGCGCCCCGGCTCGTACCCCAAAAGCGGACTGGCGGTAATGATACCGTCAGCGATGGCCTCGCCGACAATCGTTTTCAGTTGTACGGTCAGATTGATGATTGTTCCGGGGGCGAGATTGCGTTCTGTCCGAAGGTATAAATCATACTTGTCAATAAAGGAACGGTCCAGCGCAGAGAACGGGATATCGGAAAGTTTGTATTTTGCCTGCAAGAATCTTTCGATATGGTTGTAGGCATGCCGGTAAGCACGCAGACTTCCTATGGTGCGGTTTACTCCCACACGCTTTTCAAAACAATTGATAAATCGTCTGAAGTAGCCCAAAAGAGTTTCCTGTCCGCTGGCCATTCCAAGCAGAATACTTTTTACCTCTTCTGCTGTCACACCGTCACGTACAGCCGACAGTTCTGAGTAGATACTTAAAGCCATCGCACGAATCTCGTCCAAACGGTTGTTTATTTCCTTTGCCGCCACACTCTTGCCTGATGCACGTCCGGAAGTCCAGCGCGACTGTGACACTTTCATTTTCACACTGAATGCCGCTTCCGAGTATTTCCCGACACTTAACTTAGCCATTACAGGGCAGTTTCCGTCAACATCCGCCTCGCTCTTTTTCAGGTAGAACGATACCTTTACATTTGCCTGATTCATAACTAATTCCTTTGTTTGCAAAATTATTATATAGCGAGCAAATGAATGGCATGAAAAATATAGCAGAACGGAGAATAAGGTCCTTCGCCTAACAAACAAACCCTGTCTTTTTTTCTAATATGGAAAAATATGACTAAGTTTGCATGACAGACATAGCAAGAAACATCGTTCCATGCAGTGATAAACAGGATATGAAAAGTAGAAATGGAAGCTATTTCCAACCCTCTTTTTCAACCCGGAAAAGGCAACGGATAAGTAGCGATTTGTTTTCCTAACTCCCTCAAAAACGGTCAAAAACCACAATTGGAAGAATCTGGAACAAAGCTACATATTTCTATAGTTCTCAAACACTTTGCACTATTTTCTCAAAAGTTATCCGTATGTGGGCGAGTTTTTGTATATTTGTTGAAACTTTAAATTATAATGCTATGTTTGACCTACTTAATGAATACCCCAATAATGGCAGTTTTAAGTTCAAAAGTACGGATTCACTTAATGATGTTTGTAATGCTCCGACGAACAAAAGTGGAGTTTACATCGTGATTGCTTTCATTGGTGGTGAACAGGAGTTGATCTATATCGGCCGCTCTGGCAAAAAAGATAAGAAAAAAGGTGTTATTGTACACCGTAAAGCTGGCTTGGGTGGTATAAAAGACCGTATTGTTAATGGACATCAGTTTGGTAAAATCGCAAGAAAGAGATCATGGCCATTAGAAATGAAGAAAAATGCAATAGATCATCTTCTTGTATTATGGTATGATACCGAGAATGATGATCCTGTAGTTGTAGAACACCAACTATTAATTGAATATGAGATAGAATTTGGGCGCCTTCCTGTTTGGAATAAAGTAAAATAAAATGGAATACAATTATGACGAAGAAAGCGTGAATGCCTTAATTAACCGGGCTGAGACCGCGCAATTACCCCAAGAGGTAACTTTAAGCGAGGCAGAGCATATCTTTGACACTTCTCTGTATGTTAATGCGAATATCTGCGATATTAAGCAGCATTATCCGGACGCTTTCTATAATCCGGCAATCGACCGATTGTATCGGTTGAAAGAATTTGTAGAAGAGGCGGTTGAGTAAGCAGCCCGTTTTTTTTGTTTTTCATTAAGACTTCATACTTTTGTACTATGACTTATAAGGAAGCTCAATCATATTTGAACCGTATCAGGGAATTTGCTATTGGAGCATCGGTAAGAGGACGCATAATAGAACATCTTTCCATTGGGTCTACCGATTGGGAGGAAATGACTGGATTTATGAATCTCCGTATTCGGAAAGGAGAGGAGGCTGCCTTACTGGAATATGACAGTCTGGGTAAGAGCCTTTCTGTATATGGAGTATCAGTCAAAGATAGTGGTGGAACTCCACATTGGGAGATGACCATTATGGATAGCTGGGAGTTGACATTGACCAATTAATATAGAAAATCCCCGTAGCGACTCAACTACGGGGATGGTGTCAAATATAATAAGATTATCTTTTCATCATCATTATATAATCTCTCACCTCTATGCTTTATTGAAATTTTCCCATTTTGTTTTTTGTAAAGTCATATAAAATACCCATCTTTGCATTGCGTTACATTTTGAAGTGATCGAGGCGTTGTCTCGTATTGAGCTACAGACGATTATTATTGCCTGTAGCTTCTTCATATACGGTTCTGACCCCCGTGTGGAATATTAATGTATCCACTGTTTCGATCACGGAATGTAACGCAACGGGAAAGCGGAACCGTTTTCTTTTTCTGCTGCTAACGCAATTCTCATATGTCAAAACTCCCTCCCCCAACCACTTATCAGCTATCCAAAAAGTTTATAGGCTATGGACACTATGAACTTACAATTTCTTCCTCTGAGGGCACAAAAACGATTGTCACAGGGAGTATGGACTTGATAGAACGGCTAAACTCAGAGATAGACAAAGAAAAAGAGGAAGCGACTGCCGAAGCAATCGCTCTAGTTCTTAAATCCTCACTTTAGATTATCTAAAATCTTTCTTATGGCTTCATCAGCATGTTTTCTCATAATTCTGACATAATTAAAGATCGGTCTGTTGGATTTCATGCTTTGGCCTATACAATACTCCAAAGTTTCCAATGGTATGCCCAGCTCAAAACCATGTTGGACAAAGGATTTACGAGCTGAATAATATACGACATGCGATTCTATCTCCAGCCTCTCCCCTAGCCTTATAATTTCTTTTGTTACATAGTTACGAAAATTAGGATAAGAGTATTTATAACCAAAATCAAGCTTTCCATTACGCCCCATCCATCTTTTGATAATCGGTTTTGCTTCCTCAGGAATAGTGAAGCTGATCTTCATATCACCTTTCTTTGTGTTTTTTGATTTTTCACGTACATATTCCATAATTTTCGCATCTTTGAAATTGTATTGCATCAAGTCCATCAGATTGATACCTCCTAGATAATACGAAAGCATGAACACATCCCTGGCAACACGCTGAGACTTCTCTTTTATCTCCGCATCCCTTATCTTCTTTACGTCAGCTACCGAAATATCACGCTCTTTAGGCATTCCTGCCGGTCTTTCATAATATTCAAAAGGATGCGTGTCATATGATACTTTTTTATCCCTTATTGCTTGATTGATTATTGCCTTCAAATGTGCCATGTGCATACCACAAGTAACAGGAGCCAGCCTTCGGACATTCTTTAGATAAATGTCAAAGTCCTTTATGGTCCGGGGAGTAATTCCATCAAGCATTATATCATATTTGACAAACTCAATGAAGTAATCACTCGCCCTTTGATATAAGGAAGCAGTGGTCCTTCTCCCCTCTTTAATCAAATTCTGCATATAGTCAGCCGAAGCAACACTATAAGAGATAGCTCCCTGCTTTACCGAGGACAAGTATTCGACAAGTTGGGTACAAGTATAGGATGATGTGTTTATTTTATCCAAGGCATCCTGATATGAATTAAGTATTCCACGTAATTTAGCATTGACATGTGCAGCATCAGGAACACCTACCACCTGCCCTCCCTTAAAATTAGCAGTATTATCTATTTCAAATCGGGTAACGATGTATCTTGTTTCCTGTTTATGACCAATTGCTATACGAATTCTGTGTTTGCCGTTTTTCAGCACCTTGGCCGGAACAACGGCAGCTTTAAGAGTTGTCATAATTGTTCTGGATTCGTTTTAGACAAGTTCTTTTTGCCAAAAGTGGCACAAACTGTCTTTTTTTTATCCAAAAACGAAAACTGGAGAAGCTTAAGAAAGCACAAACCCCTCTGAAACAGAGAGGTTTGTAAAGTGGAGCATGCGAGACTCGAACTCGCCACCTTTAGACTGCCAGTCTAACGCTCTAGCCAGATGAGCTAATACCCCG